CTGCTGCTGATTCAACTGAAGCATCTATCCGTTTAGCTGCTGATAACTCTATCGCTGCTAACTTATCAACTGAAATCGTTGATCGTGCTGCTGCTGTATCAACTGAAGCTTCTTTACGTGTATCTGCTGATGCTTCATTAGCTTCTGGTTTATCAACTGAAGTTGCTGAACGCACTGCTTCTGTATCTGCAGAAGAATCTTCACGCATGGATGCTGATGCTTCTCTAGAAGCTGCTCTATCAGCTGAAGCGTCAAGAGCTCAAGCTGCTGAAGGTTCATTAGAGGATGCATTATCAACTGAAGTATCTTACTTGATCTCTAACACAGACCTTACAGCAATTGATTCATTTGCTGAAGTATCTAACACATTGTCTGCTGCAGTATCTTCAAATACGGCTGCAATGGATGCTGAAGCATCTACTCGTTTAGCTGCTGATGGTTCATTAGCATCTGACTTGTCTGCTGAAATATCTAACCGTGAAGCAGCAATTTTTTATGAAGAATCTGTACGTAGTGCTTGGGATGCTACATTAGCTACTGAGCTATCAGATGAGGTAGTAAACCGTGAAACTGCTGTATCTACTGAAGCATCTTTACGTGTAGCTGCTGATTTATCTCTTGCTGCTGATCTTTCTACAGAAGTTGTTGATAGAACTAATGCAGTATCATCTGAAGCTTCTTTACGTGTAGCTGGTGATAACTCAATTGCTGCTAACTTGTCAACTGAAATCGTTGATCGTTCAAATGCAGTAAGTACTGAAGCTTCTTTACGTGTAGCTGGTGATGCTTCTGTAGAAGCTAACTTGTCAACTGAAGTTGCTCGCGCACAATCAGCTGAAGGTTCATTAGCAACTACAATTGCTAACGTAATCAGCAACTCTGATCCTGCAGCACTTGATTCACTTGTTGAAATCGTTAATGCATTTGAAAGTGCAGATGATGATCTTAACGGTGCTATCACATCTTTGGCAACAGGATTATCAACTGATATTTCTTCTGAAGCTTCTGCAAGAGTATCTGCTGATGCTTCATTAGCTTCTGGTTTATCAACTGAAATTAGCCTTACAGAAAATAAAATAACAGAACTTTCAACAGCTACTTCTACAACTATTTCTTCTGAAGTATCAGACAGAATCGCAGATGTTGATGCTGAAGAGTCTCGTGCAATGAGTGTTGAAACTTTATTATCTAATGAAATTGATAGTGTTTGGAATTATTATGACGATGTAGCAATTCCTTCATTAGAATCTCGTGATAACTCAATTGCTGCTGATCTTTCTTCTGAAGTATCTGCACGTGTTGCTGGTGATGCTTCATTGGAAGTACTTGTAGATGAATACTTTAATGATTTACAATCATATGTTGATACTGAGGTTGTTCCTTCAATTGAAAATAACATTTCAGCTGAAGAATCAGCTCGTATAGAAGGTGATGCTTCATTGGCTGCTGACTTGTCTGCTGAAGAATCTGCACGTGTTGCTGGTGATACTTCATTGGCTGCTGATCTATCTTCAGAAATCGATGGTTTAGCTGATGTTGATGGTGCTACAATCAGTCTTGATTCAGCAACTAACACTATCCGATTGAAAGAAGCTATTGCTGCTCCTGCATCTGGAATGTATACATTCAATAGTGATGTTGAAGTTAGTGGTGCTCTTACAGTAGGTGGAGTTAATGTAATGGATGAGATTTCTGCTGAAATTTCTCGTGCAGAAGCAGCTGAGGCTTCATTGGCTACTCAATTGTCAACTGATGTGTCTTACTTGATCGCTAACACAGATCTTACAGCAATTGATTCATTTGCTGAAGTATCTGATGAATTAGATATAATTGTTAATAACTTTAACAATATCTACTTCCAAAAAGCATCTTACACTGGTGCTATTAACGGAACAAACGATGCATTTACATTGACTAATACCGTTAGAGCTAACTCTGAGACAGTTTACCTAAACGGTCTATTACAAGAGGCTGGTGTAGATTATACTTGTGATGGTAATGTTGTAACATTCACTTCTGCACCCCAAACAGGTGATAAAGTTGTAATTTACGGAGTATATTAATCAGTAGATTAACACACACAAGATAAAGGGGGAACGAAAGTTCCCCCAATATCTTAAAATTAAAACATAATGACTAAACAAGAATATCAATCAAAAATCCAATTTTCTGATCATTCATTTGTAGATGAAAAAGAATGGTATTATATTGAACCTAATTTTTCTTTTGGAAATTTAAATGATATTCTTAAACAACTTGATAACAAACAATTGTTAAAAAATAATTTTAACATTTGTGATGCTGGGTTTGGTTTAGGAGCAACTATGTATGGGTTTTATTTAGAATCAAAAGAAATAAAAAATGTAAATTTTTCTTTTTTTGGTGTGGAAAAGTACAAAAAGTATATTGATTATTTTAACCAAAATCTAAAAGAATATTGGAACGACATAACAATTTATAATGAAGATATTGTTGATCATGATTATTCCCAATATGATTTAGTATACACATACACCCCATTCCAACACGAAAAAGATTTACTTCTTTTGTACCAAAAAATAATAGATGATTTACCCTCTAATGGTATATTGTTAGAATATGCAAATGGGGGTCTTGGATTTTTTGATTCTATGGTCACAATTAACCGGAATAACCGAAATATAACTAAAAAAATACCATTTAAAGGTCATTATGCTTTAATAAAAAAATAAAATCAATAAAAACCATTTTAAAACTTAAAATTATGCCAACAAATAACAAACTTAGAGTAAAAGGAGCAGGAAATGTAGTTATTATCTCCCCTTTTACTAGTATTACTTTAGGATCAACATTTTTTGCTTCAACAAAAAAAACCCAATTTTATATTAGACAAGTTAACATCACCCCAGATGAATCAATAATTACAACTGAACCAAATTTATATTGGATGGTTACTAATGATTCTACATTTTCAAATCCTTATGAATATGTTATAAATGGAGTTACATGGAAACTTATTTCCCAACAACAACCCTCAAATCAATGGATAAATTTTGTAATTGGTAGTACCCCAACAACTGATACTACATCACAATTACTGAATTTCTCGGGAAATGAAGAAATTAGATTTTTAGCTCTTGATGATAGTTTTAATGTAATGGGCTCTATTTCAACCCAATCATTCTCTTGGAGTAGTATTATGTAATTAATCTAAACACAACACAAAAAAAGGGAACGCTTTTGCGTTCCCTTTCTTTTTTCTATATATTTTATAAGTTATCGTAAAGGTTTGTATCTGGATTATATTTTAATCCATTATTTCCACCATTAAATAAATTTTCAATTAATTTATCATATGTACGAACAATATCCATGTTATCTGCATGATAACGTTGCAACACTTTATCGTTACGTTCATCATATGCTTCTATATTTTTATCGTGTTCTGTCAAAATGTAATCTAATACTTTAGCAGCTTCAATAGTGTCTGATCCTTCATAATAATATCCAAGATCTTTACACATTGGAGCATTGTGTAGAACAGGATACCCTAAAAATGCAGCATCCAAATATAAGTAATTTAATGGATTTAATATTTGATGACAAATCAACACATCCAAGTGTTGAGTCAGCATAAACGCTGTTTGGTAACGTGACTCAGCAGAAATTCTATTGTCTTTATATAAATCAAAAGTAGCAATCATAGCTAAAAACTCCCTATGTTTTTTAACCTTTTCAGAGTTTGTAATACGAAGTTTATCTATATGATTTTTACCAATTTCTCCTCTATAACATTCCTCTGCTATCATAGTTGGAATCAAACTAAACTTAACAATATTTAAGTTTGGTTCCATTATACCAAGAATTTTCCTCTCCTTACCAATTTCGTATTGCCATGATTTTTTATATGTTCCCCGTCTAAACCCTCTTTCAATATCGGTCACACTTTCCAAAAGAAATTTTTGGTGCCATATAAAAGGAACAATAAAAGCATTAGTGCGATAAAGTGTATGATAATATCCGCGGTTAACCTCATCTTGTTGTGGGATATACCATATCTCATCGTATGGTTCATCAAATTGGTATGTTTTTTCTGGGTTATCTCCAAACAAAATATTTTCCATTGTGATAACATAATTGTTACCACATTTGTATGCTATAATTTTTTTATTTTCCCCTGATTTTTTAAATTTATCTATTTGATAATTATGAATTTGAGCGCCCATAACAATAATCAAATCCATTTCCAAATACTTGTCTTCAAAATAGTGAACATCAATATCATCTAGATAAGAAGGTTTAACAGAAAAATCAGCTTTTAAAGTATTTAACAGGTGCACCTCATACCCTTTTTCAGAATTTTTCAACATGTGTATCATCATCAACACATTCTGCTTTATCCCATTAGTCCAAATAGATTCTTTATTGTCTTTTAACCCTAAAGTAATTCCAATTTTAATTCTTTTTGGTTGTGGTTTATTTACTTGTTTTTGTTTTTTCTTTTTAGATTTTGCTGCCATGTTTTTCTACAAATTGGTTAATTAAAAATTGTTTTTCTTGTTCTGTTTTAGCGTGTGCATATAACCATATAAAAGATCCTTCTATATTTTTAAGTTTTGCCTTTTTTTTGTCTATTTTTACTTTTAAAATTTCTCTATCTTCCCCCTCTACTGAATGTTCTATATTTAACCTAGAACATATTTCAAACAAAGTAAATAAATCAAATTCTTCTGCCGCCTCTGTTGCTCGCATATACAATTCAACCAATTCTTCTGAATTTACTCTATCTGGATGAGTAATTTTAGCTATTTCTCTATATAATTTTTTTACTTTTTCTTTAGTAGAAGAATCTACAGTAGATGGATCAATTTTTTCTTTTTTCGAAACTAAAGGTGCTTCCTCAGGTTGAGGGGGAGGATTTTCAGATACCAAGTTACCCCCAGCTTTACGTACTTCTTCTAAAAACTCGATTTTATTTGTGTCAATTACCTCATTTTTATATTCTTCATCTAATAACAAAAAACTATACTCTTGTAATAATTTTTGTATTTCAAGTTGTTCTAGTTTTTTATTCATGTTTAGTGTTTGTTATAAATATTTATCAATGTATTATATTTATAACTTGATATGGCCAAGTATAGAAAACCCACCCCAAAATCTCAAAAAGAAATCTCTAATGATCAGGTTAATCCATATGTTAACCCGGAAAATGGAGAAACTCTGGGTAATCCTAACATGCCTTCTGACTTTAGACAATTTACCCCAACACAACAAAATGGAGTAGATTTTAACCGATCAGAAAAAATATCATTTAGTGATGATACCACACAACCATTTTCAGTAGGAATACAAGATATAGATGAATCTGTATTTTATTACGTAGAAAATGTTATTAGACCATTTGTATTCCAAAATGGAGTTAGAATCCCAGTCCCTGTTATATACGGTTCTCCAGAAAAATGGAAATCTGTTCAAAAAGATGGATATTATAAAGATAAAAAGGGTAAAATAATGAATCCTATTATTATGTTTAAACGTGATAATTTGGAAAAAGTTAGAAGTGTAGCAAATAAACTAGATGCAAACAACCCCCACCTTTATACTTCTTGGCAAAAAGCATACAATTCAAAAAATTCATATTCAAACTTTAACATATTAACTAATAGAATTCCTACAAAACAATTTATAGCAAATGTTGTTCCGGATTATGTTACTGTAACTTATAGTTTTATTATACAAACATATTATATGGAACAACTTAATAGAATAATAGAGGCAATTCAATATGCCTCTGATTCATATTGGGGAGATCCTGAACGATTTAAATTTAAAGCCCGAATTGATAGTTTTGGAATCACCACAGAACTCCAACAAACTGCCGAAAGAACAGTTAAAAGTAGCTTTACCATGAAACTTAGTGGATACATTGTTCCAGACACTATCCAAAAAGATGTAACAGCTCTTAAAAAATATAATAGTAGATCTAAAATTATAATTGGGTTAGAAACTACAGATTCTCTTTCTGAAACAGTCTCAACAACAAATAGAAGACCTATTAGTCCTACTTCATTTGTTCCTTCTGGTGGTGGAGGAGGAGGCAGTGTAAGCACTGTTACTATAAATTATCTTAATACTAATGTTCAAAAGCTAGGAACATATGTAAACCCAACAACCGTTACTTTCCCAAGTGGATGGCTCCCAGCTCCAGAAGGTTTACCTGCAACATCAATAAATAATTTTAATATATTCTGTAATGGTGCTCTAATAGAACTAGCAGCTATAGTTTCATTTACAGAATCAGGAGGTATAACAACATTAGTAATAGATGCTTCCCAATTAGGATATTCATTTGATCCTGCAGATGAGATAATAGCAATTGGAAAATTCAATAGTTAATGGCACTAATTAAACCAGAACAGCTACGATCAGGATCATATCAAATAACGGGTTCGTTATTTGGAACCTCATCCTTTGCTTTAACTGCCTCTTATGCTTTAAATATTGGAGATTCTTTTAGGATTCTAACGGGGAGTGTTATCGCTTCTACAGATGTAGGACCTACAATATTTTCAATAATATCTGGAAGTTCATCATTTTTTACAGTAGATAATCAAGGAAAAACTACTATTTCTGGTAGTGCTAATGATATATTTTTAGTAAAAAATACAAATAATACTCCTGTTTTAACAGTATCCCAAAGTGGAGTAATAGTTTTTTCTACCCAATCAGTAGAATTATCTAACCCTGCCCCTAATGGAGGGATGTACTTTACATCCGGTTCATTTTTTATTGGCTTAGATTAAAATCAAATATATTTATAATAAATTAGAATAAAATGGCAGAATGGAAAAAAGTAGTTGTCTCAGGTAGTGATATATCACAACTTAACAACGATGCTAACTATATAACAAATGGACAATCTGGTGTATCCTTAACAGGATCATTTAGTGGATCATTTGTAGGAACAACAGACCTACCAGATCTAACAAATGGTGAAGGTGTTGCTCCATTTACATATGATGGATCAGCTACCGCAACCATAGCAGTATCCGGAGCAGCAGATTTATCTAACAATACCATCACAAAATGGAATGATACGGATGGTAAGTTTGCCAATTCTAATATTACAGATGATAATACAGTAGTTACTATTAATAGCAATACTACAATAAGTGGTTCTTTAACTGTAACCGGTAATATTATAGGCACAGGTAGTTTAAATTTACAACCTAATGTAAATGATGCTAGATACTTAGAAATCTATAATACAGCTGCTCAAGATACACATATTACAGCTAGCGGTGGTTGGTTATTTTTAGGTGATGATACAACTTATGTAAAAGTTGATAATTACAGTACAAATAATTCAATGGAGTTAAGAGCCGATAATGGAATCTCAGTAACTGGCTCATTGAATGTAACCGGGTCGCAAGTTTTTATTAATACCGATGCTTTTAGCGTTATTTCACCATCGATTAATGGTGATTTAATCAACGCATCTGCCGGCTCTGGAGTAGAAATATATGATACCACAGGCGCTTATTCAGCCCAATTTAATAATAGATTATTATCCGATTCAAATAGTAGTAGTTCCGCAGATTGGAACAACCGTCAACTCATCAAATCAGATGGTACTACAGTAACAGTAGATTGGGAAAATGGTATATTCTCCGGTTCATTCTCTGGTTCATTCCAAGGTGATGGCTCCCAGTTAACTAGTGTATCCGCATCCATACTACTTAATTCAGCATCAAACGGTACAGGTATCTCATCATTTACATATAATGGTTCGGCAAATGCAACTGTTGAAGTATCTGGTGCTGCCTCTTTAACCACAGATTATCTCCCAAAATGGACTGGAGATGCATTTGTTAATACTAGTATTACCGATAATGGTACTTTAGTAACTGTCGCAAATAATGCATTGTTTCAAGGTGATATTACAGTACAAGGTACTGCATCATTTCAAAACACACAAAATTTACTTGTAGCAGATCGTTTTGTATTATTTGCTTCTGGTTCTAATACAACAGGAGATGGTGGTATTGTAGTACAACAGGGTACTCAAAATGTAGGTGAATTGTTTGGATATGATTCTACATCAACACGTTGGGGTTTTACCTCTTCATTTGATGCCTCAACTACTGCATTTGCTCCTGCAGTATATGTAGGTGCTGTTCAAACAGGAACTGGCCAAACATCTTCTAGCCCTGCCCCAATTTATGGGGGTGCTTCATATGGTTATGGTACTATCCATATAGATACAGATGATGGTGAAATTTGGATTTACGCTTAAAAAATAATAATTAAAAAGTTATGAGTATTTTAAATAAAATATTACAACAATCCTCTCCCCAAAAGGAAGAGGATTTTTCCTTGGAGAAACATGAAATAGAATTTATATTGTTGTTATTAAAAGAATCAACATTTAAAGGGGAACATGTAGAAGTACTTTACAATATAGCCTATAAATTACAACAACAATATTTAAAAAAATAATTTATGTATTCTCTTCCCGAATTACAACTGTTACGAGCAGGCTTAGATGCTATTACTATTAAGGGGGCAGATGCTCAATTTTTATCCCAGCTTCAAATTAAAATTGAACAACAATTACACCAATCAAACCAACCCCCAAAATCAGATAAAGTATCTGAAAAAAATAAATGATTTAAATATAATTTTAATATTTATAGTAGAACTTATTGTTGGCCGTAAGGAAGTAGGCGTATACACGGCATAAGTGTATGTATCTAACCACAATAAAATTACAAAATTAATATGCCAAACTGGAAAAAAGTCATTACATCTGGCTCTGCAGCCGAATTATCATCCTTATATGCACCTAGCATTACTGGTTCTTTATTAGGAACAGCTTCATATGCTGTAACAGCTTCTTATATTACTGCTTCTGGAGTGTATGGTCCTTATGGATCAAATAGTGTTATATCATCTTCCTATGCAAATTTTGCAGAAACTGCTTCATCATCAACTAATACCCAAGACGTTTTAATCCGTGTTTTAAACCAATCCGGGCAAAGTATATCAAAGGGTTTAGTAGTCCATATTACTGCATCTGGTAATTCAAGTGATATCCCACGGGTTATTACAGCATCATATGAAAATGATAATAATTCTGCTAATACTCTAGGTGTTACTACTGAAGCTATAGCTAATGGCTCCGAAGGTTTTGTAATGACTGAGGGTGTATTAAGAGGTATAAATACAAGCGCCTTTCAAAGTGGCCAGTTAATTTATTTAGGTGCTACCGGTTCAATTATAGGTACAGCCCCCGTTGCACCATTACATAATGTACGATTAGGTCAAGTAGTACGAGAACAAGCTATTAATGGTTCGATTTATGTTCGTATTGATAATGGATATGAACTAGAAGAACTTCATGATGTGTTAATTATAAGTGCTAGTGCTGGAGACTTGCTAGTACGAGATGGAAATGTTTGGAACAACTTAAAACAATTAACCGGATCATATTCTTTAACAGGTAGTTTAATTATTACCGGGTCAACATCTGGAGATTTATTAAGAATCACTCAAACTGGAACAGGTAATGCATTTGTAGTAGAAGATTCCACCAACCCCGATGCAACACCATTTGTAGTTACTGCTATCGGTAATGTTGGTATTGGAACTACATCCCCTTTACAACTACTCCATATCTCTAGCTCAGATGCTCGTGTTAGATTACAAAGTAGTACAACTAATATTTGGGATGTCCGTGCAGCGGCAGGAGGTGGAGCCCAAAATGATTTTGCAATACAATCAGCTGGTACCCGTGGATCTGTATATCTAGGTGCATACTCCACAACTAATACTGTTTCAGTAACAAATGTAGGTGCATTAGTTGTAAACTCGACAGGAAATTCATCTTTTTCAGGATCAGGAAATGTTGGTATTGGAAAAACAACTCCAACATCAAAACTAGATGTAGATGGAAATGTTATTATAACAGGTTCATTAACAGTTTCTGGTTCATCAACATTTACAAACATAGGTCCAACAATATTTAGTGGTAGCGTTAAAATAACTGGAAGTACAGAAATGGCTGGGGATCTTATCCCAACAGTATCTAGTTCTTATACTTTAGGCTCCCCTACTAATCCATGGAAAGGCATTTATATCCAATCAGGATCTATTAGTATTCAATCAGATACTCCGGGTAACCCAGACACTATTATATCAAATAAAGTAGGAAATATTGAAATATCTGCGGGCGGAATGCAATTACTGGGTAGTGGGTCTTTTAATGCCTCAACCGGATCATTTGGGTATATCTCAGGATCATTAAAACACGTAGGCACTTTTAATAATGATGGCGGAGTTACTATAACTGGATCATTAATAATATCTGGTTCCTTAACAGAAATAGGAAGCACAACAATTTCCGGCTCTTTAACTGTAGATAGCACAGCTAGTTTTAATAATAAAATTTACTATAATGGAAATCAATTATTTAATTATGGGCAATTTAGTAGTACTACCTCACAATCCGGGAGTATAAACGTAACTTCATCCTTTCATTATGATACAACAGTTTATTCACAAGGAATTAGTGTAGTAAGTGGTAGTAGAATTACATTTACACATGGCGGTATATATAATATCACAACAACAACTACCGTTCAAATAACTACTAATGTTACAACAAATATATACCTATGGTTAAGAAAAAATGGGAGTAACATCAATAACAATACTGTTTTTATCCAAGGAAGAGCAACATATCATTCCATATGTTTGAATCATGTAGTAAGTGCTAGTGCAGGAGATTATTTTGAGGTAATGAAAACGTTTGATGCCGATGCCCCTATATTTACAGCAGTAGCATCTTCTGCAAACGTGCCTTCTTCTCCATCAATAATAACAACAGTAATTCAAATAGCATAATTTAAAAATCTTTAAATATTTATAATCAAACCTAAAATGGAAACAGTTACAGAAAACAAAGTTTTGACTCAAGAAGAGTTACAAACACTTAAAACAATCCAAGAAGAAACACAAGCTTTGCTTGTAGAACTTGGAGAAATTGAATTAGTTAAAATTCAAATTGAAAACAGAAGAAAAAGAGCAGAAAACTTTTTAAACGGATTAGAAGATAGAGAAAAAGAATTCACTAATTCTATTTTAGAAAAATATGGAAGGGTTAATATTGATCCTCAAACAGGTGAGATTACCCCTCTTTCTTAAATATGTATAAATAAAAACCATGCCAGAAGAAGTATTATTATCCCCTGGAGTCCTTGCTATAGAGAACGACCAATCATTCATAACATCCCAACCAGTACAAGCAGGTGCTGCCATTATTGGTCCTGCTGTTAAAGGACCTGTAGGAATCCCAACACTAGTAACTACATATAGTGAATATGTAAATAAATTTGGCACTACATTTGTTAGTGGTTCTCAAAATTATTCATATTTTACCTCTATTTCTGCTTACAATTACTTTCAAAATGGAGGAAATACATTATTAGTGACTAGAGTAGTAAGTGGAAGTAGTAATTGGACTTCTGCTACTTCTTCTTTTATATCTGCTTCAGCACATTCAGTTGGAGCTCCATATAATACTTCTCCTTTTATACTTGAGACAATTTCTGAAGGAGAAATAATGAATAGCACCAGTGCATTAAATTCAGATGGTACTTTACCTTCAGGGTCATCTAACAATGTTAGATGGCAAATAGTATCTCCAAATACTGCTTCTGGAACTTTTAGTTTACTTATTAGAAGAGGAGATGACACTACAAATTCTCCAACAATCCTTGAAACATGGGGTCCATTATCGTTAGATCCATTTTCCTCTAATTACATTGAAAGAATTATAGGTAACCAAGTTGAAAATGTAGCCCAAGATGGATCTGACTATTATATCCAACTCTCAGGTAGCTATATTAATAATTCAGCTTATGTTAGAGTCAAACAAGTAAACCAACTTACCCCTGGTTATCTTGATAATTCAGGTACTGCAAAACCACAATTTACAGGATCTATTCCACTTGCGGCTAGCGGTACTTTTGGATCAGCTGTAGGATCAAATTTACCTGCTGGAGTAGGAAATTATTATGAAAACATAAACAACACTGATTCCCAAGGTATTCCAGCATCTGAATATACTATTTCAATTAATCTGCTTTCTAATAAAGATGCATATAGATTTAATTTTATTTCCACTCCAGGATTAGTTTATAGTTTTGCAAATCATGTAAGTCCTATAAACCTATTAACAGCGGTATGCCAAAACAATGGTAATTCAATGGCTATAATTGATACTGTAGGATATGGACAAGCAACATCGGTAGCAGCAGGAAGCACAGCAGGATTAGATACATCATATGCTGCAACATACTGGCCTTGGCTAAGAACAGTTGATCCGGGAACAGGACAACAAGTTTGGGTACCAGCTTCAACTATGATTCCTGGTGTATATGCATTTAATGATAATGCTGCTGAACCATGGTATGCACCTGCAGGAACTAGCAGAGGAGTTATTTCAAATGCTATAATGGCTGAAAAATATTTAACCCAAACAAATAGAGATACGTTATATGAAAATAATGTTAACCCAATTGCTACTTTCCCTAACACAGGAGTAACAGTGTTTGGGCAAAAAACATTACAGAAAAAAGCAAGTGCACTTGATCGTGTAAACGTTCGTCGTTTATTGATTGAGCTTAAAAATTATATTACTCAAATTGCCGATACTCTTGTATTTGAACAAAATACAACAGCTACACGCAATAACTTTTTACTTCAAGTTAATCCGTATTTAGCTTCTGTTCAACAAAGACAAGGATTATATTCTTTTAGAGTAGTAATGGATGAAACAAATAACACTTCAACAGTAATTGACAATAATCAATTAGTAGGTGCAATTTATCTTCAACCAACAAAGACTGCTGAGTTTATTTATCTAACATTCAATGTTACACCAACAGGGGTTTCTTTTGAATAAAATTAGTTTTTAAGAAGAAAAACAATATTTATAATAAAAATAAACTAAAATAAAAAATGGCAAACTTTTCAGTATCCCCAGGAGTAACCACAAGTGAGATAGATAATACGTTTTTAACCGGACAACCTGTTCAAGCAGGTGCTGCTATTGTCGGCCCTACCGTTAAAGGACCTGTTGAAATTCCTACACTTGTTACTTCTTATGCAGATTATGTAAATAGATTTGGTGATGTTTTGGTAAGTGGAAGTAATACTTACTCTTATTTAACATCTATTTCTGCTTACAATTACTTTCAAAATGGAGGAAAATCATTAATTGTAGCTAGAGTAGTAACAGGTTCATATTCTCCTGCAACAAGCTCTGTTGTTTCTAATTATATAAATGCTGCATCATCTTCTTTTGCACTAGAAACTATTTCTGAAGGTGTTATTATGAACAGTACTTCACCTGAAGTATCTGGTTCTTTAACATCAGGATCAAAAGATAATTTAAGATGGGAAATCACTAACTCAAATACTGGATCAGGTACGTTCAATGTTGTGATTAGAAGAGGGGACGATAGAGATTCAAATAAAGTTATTTTAGAAACGTGGAATAATGTAAATTTAGACCCAAATTCTTCCCGTTTTATCTCTAAAGTAATTGGAGACCAAATTTTAGAATATAGCTCAACTACTAACCAAGTTGAAATTACTACAGGTTCATTTGCAAATAATTCACGATATGTACGTGTTAAAAATGTAACACCTACTCCAAATTATTTTGATAATAATGGTCAACCCGTTTCTGCATATACTGCTTCTCTTCCAATTAATGGGTCTGGTTCATTTGGTGGAGCAACAGGAGATGTAAAAGGTGGAGCTAAATTTTATGAATTAATTGATGGTACTGATACTCAAGGATTAACAGCAGGATGTTATACCCCTATGGTTAACCTATTAGCTAACAAAGATGACTACCAATTTAATATTCTATCCACTCCAGGATTAATTAATGAACATCATACAGCAACTATTTCAACTATTATTACAAACACTACAAATAGAGGAGATAATTTATATGTAGTTGATATGGTAGATTATAGTGGAATACTATCAGATGCAATTACACAAGCAACTAGCCGTGATACATCATATGCTGCTACATATTGGCCTTGGGTTCGTATAGTAGACCCAGGAACAGGAAAACAAGTATATGTACCCGCTTCAACATTAATCCCAGGTGTATATGCTTACAACGATAAAGTAGCTGCTCCTTGGTTTGCACCTGCAGGTATTAACCGTGGTGGATTATCAAATGTATTAGCTGCTAAAGCAAAATTATCACAAGCAGATAGAGATGCATTATATTCAAATAACATTAATCCAATTGCAACATTCCCTAGAACTGGAGTATCTGTATTTGGACAGAAAACATTACAAAAAGGTGCTTCTGCTTTAGATAGAGTAAATGTAAGAAGATTGATGATTGAACTTAAAGCATATATTGCTCAAGTTGCTGATACATTAGTATTTGAACAAAACACAATTACAACAAGAAATAACTTCTTATCTCGTGTAAATCCATATTTGACAACAATCCAACAAAAACAAGGTTTGTACGCATTTAAAGTAATTATGGATGAAACAAATAATACACCTGATGTAGTAGATAGAAACCAATTAATAGGACAAATCTACGTTCAACCATCTCGTACAGCAGAATTTATAGCACTTGATTTTATCTTATTACCAACAGGAGCACAATTCCCAAGTTAAGAAGTTAAAAAGTTAAATATGTATAACTGAAATAAAAAAACAAAATAGAAAATGGCAATCTTAGATCCGAACGAAATATTTTTCACCGCGTTTGAACCAAAACAAGTCAATAGATTTATCCTTTATATCGATGGTATCCCATCATATATGGTTAAAAAGATGGGTGCTGTAACATTAACACAAACCGCTGTTGCTCTTAACCACATCAACGTTCAACGTTTTGTGAAAGGAAAAACAAAATGGAACACTATTCAGTTTACATTGTTTGATCCAATCACTCCTTCAGGTGCACAAGCTGTAATGGAATGGGTTCGTTTACATCACGAATCTGTAACCGGTAGAGATGGTTACTCTGATTTCTATAAGAAAGATCTAACATTCAACGTATTAGGCCCTGTAGGTGATATCGTTTCAGAATGGGTTGTTAAAGGTGCCCTTATCACAGAAGCTAACTTTGGTGAATACGATTGGGATAGTGATGGAGCTGCAGTTAACATTACAATGACTGTACAACCAGACTACTGCGTATTGAACTTCTAAGAGCACAATCCGACAACAATATATCTTCAAATTTTTAAAAGAAGCTTGCCTAGTTTAGGTAGGCTTCTTATCTTTCAATATATTTATATATGATAATAAAGTTATAACAAATAAAATCTATGAGTGAATTTAAAATCCCTACAGAAACAGTAGAATTACCTTCCAAAGGTTTACTTTACCCCGAAGGCTCCGAACTAGCTAAAGGAACAATTGAAATGAAATATATGACAGCCCGTGAGGAAGATATCCTTACCAACCAGTCTTATATTCAAAATGGAACAGTATTAGATAAATTGATGAAATCTCTTATTGTATCTAAAATCAATTACGATGATCTATTAATTGGAGACAAGAATGCTATTATGGTAGCAGCTCGTGTTTTAGGTTATGGAAAAGATTA